TCAGTTTACTTCTACTGAGAAGAGCAAGATCTTTGTTAAGGTGACAAAGACTAAGGTTCTTGCTGCTTACGGTCAGATTGTTGACGTTCTCTTTGGTTCTCACAAGTTTCCTATTTCTATCAATCCGACTACACTTCCTGACGGTGTGGCAGAGTCAGTACACTTTGAGTCCAACCCTGAGATCAAACAAGCTACAGGTGGTGGCCCAGATATTACTCCTGAAGACACGAAGCTGAGACCAGGTGAAACTGTTATTGATCTGAGTGAACGTTTAGGTGGTATGAAGTCTAAACTTGCACCTGTCATGGATGATCTTAGGGAAGGTGTTGGTACAACACCATCTCAGGTTAACTTTCACCCAGCTCTCGTAGCCTCTAAGAAAATGGAAAAGAAGATCCATGATCAGCTAGAAGAGTCTAACGCCAAGAAACAACTACGTACCACAGCCTTTGAGTGTGCCTTGTTTGGAACTGGTGTTATGAAGGGTCCATTTGCTCTTGATAAAGAGTACCCAAACTGGGACGATGACGGAACCTACAGCCCAGTCTTCAAGACTATTCCTCAAACGTCTTCTGTTTCTATCTGGAACTTCTACCCTGATCCAGATGCTAACAACATGGATGAAGCTGAGTACGTCATTGAACGTCACAAGATGTCTCGTTCTCAAATGAGAGCACTAAAGAGAAGACCCTTTTTCCGTTCTAACTCCATTGATACAGCAATCGACATGGGTGAGTCCTACACTAAAGAGTGGTGGGAACAGGTCATGGAAGATGCAGACCAAGAAACTAAGTCTGAAAGATTTAACGTTCTTGAGTTCTGGGGTTACGTTGATATTGACATCCTAGAGGATCACGACATTGAGATCCCGAAAGAGTTAAAGGATCAGGAACAACTTGCTGTCAACATTTGGATTTGTAACGGTCAAGTTCTACGTCTTGTGATGAACCCATTCACACCAGCCATCCTTCCCTACTACGCAGTTCCTTTTGAAGTAAACCCTTACTCTCTTTTCGGTATCGGTATTGCTGAGAACATGGATGACACCCAGACCCTTATGAACGGTTTCATGAGGATGTCGGTTGACAATGCTGCACTGTCTGGTAACTTGATTATTGAAGTAGACGAAACCAACCTCGTTCCAGGCCAAGATATGTCTATCTACCCAGGAAAAGTCTTTAGAAGACAAGGGGGTGCCCCAGGACAGAGTATCTTCGGCACCAAGTTCCCTAACGTGTCTAACGAGAATATGCAGATGTTTGACAAGGCTCGTGTCCTTGCTGATGAATCTACTGGTTTCCCATCCTTTGCTCACGGTCAAACAGGTGTCAGTGGTGTGGGTCGTACAGCCTCTGGTATCTCTATGCTTATGTCTGCTGCTAACGGATCTATTCGTACAGTGGTTAAAAACATTGATGACTATCTGCTGTCACCTTTGGGTAAAGCCTTCTTTAGCTTCAACATGCAGTTTGACTTCGATCCTGAGATCAAGGGTGACCTAGAAGTTAAGGCTGAGGGTACTCAGTCCTTGATGGCTAATGAAGTACGAAGCCAGAGACTGATGCAATTTTTGGGTGTCGTACAGAACCCAGCTCTTGCACCTTTTGCTAAAATGGATTATATTATCCGTGAGATTGCAAGCTCTATGGATCTTGATCCTGACAAGGTAGCAAACTCTATGACCGATGCAGCAATTCAGGCTGAGATCCTCAAGAAGTTCCAAGCTGAGAACCCTCCACCTCCAGCACCCCCTCAGGGCGGTCCTCAGGGTGCTCCAGCAGGGGTACAGGTTCAGGATACCCAAGGGTCCGGTGGAGGACAAATGGGCACAGGAACGGCTCCTACGCCCGGTGAGCCTGGTTTCTCAGCTAACACAGGACAAGGCCCAGCTCAGTAATGGATAATTTAAAACCTTTAGTGAACAACAAAGTTCTCTGGGAGTCCTTTCTTGCAGAGATTAACTTTAGGCTCAATGAAGTACATAGACAGATGGAACAGGCAGCTGCTGTAGAAGATCTGTATAGACTACAGGGCCAAGCATCTTGTTTAAATAAACTTAAGTACCTCAGGGAAAAAGTAAATGGCTGACTTGAATAATCAAACTGAAGAAGCCCTAGGATGGGCAGCAGAAGGTAAAAAGCTTGCAGTAGATATCCCAGAGGTATCTCTCAGAGATGCTGCTACTTTTGTTGCTGAGATGACACCTATTATTGGTGATGCCTTGGCGGCTAAAGAGGTCTACGATGAACTTCAAAAGGATGAACCTAACTACTATTTAGCTGGTGCTCTAGGTGGTGCTGCTCTTGTAGGTCTAGTTCCTGGTTTAGGTGATGTTGCTGCTAAAGCTATTAAGAAGGGTGCCAGAGAAGTATTTGACGTAGCTAAACGTGTAGAAGTAGACCCTAATGCTATGTCTGCTTTTGGTGTAGGTGCAGTTAAGCTTAGACCTAATCAAGCAGATACCTTTGAAGAGGTTATGACCCCTGTTAAGATAAATAAAAAAGGTGTAAAGAAAACAGGAGAATCAATCTTACGTCCTACAGATGAGGTCTCAGGTAGGTTAGAACCCCGAATGAGTAGAGCAATGTTAGCAGAAACTGCTGGTAGTGTGATGCCTGGACCTGGTAAATTCTTTGACCCTTCTAGAAAGGGTTACAAGGGTGATAATTTTGTTGGTATGCTAAAAGATGCTGACATTGAGCTAGATCTTGAGTTTGGTAACTACATCATGATGGGTAAAGGTAAACCTCAGGATGTGTCTAATAAAACATTTGAGAACTTATTTGTATCTGCACGTCCATCACAAAAGAAAACAACATTTGGAAAAAACAATAAATCTGTAGCTCGTGCTAATCTTTATGATGGCCCTACCTTAACTATACAAGATATGAAGTCAAACTATAAATCTGCTACTGGCAATACGGGTATGGAGGTTCGTACAAACCTGCTTCAACCTGAAAGGTTTAGTATGGTAACAGATGAAGGTAAAAGATCTTTAGATCATCCTATTGTTGCTGTTCAAAGTATGAGTGGTAAGAAAGATCACTTCTACACTTTAGATACACAGTTTGTTGGTCCTGTCCGTATGGATAGACTTACCAAGAAAGTAAAACGTACAAATAAAGATACTGGAAAAGTTACAGAAGAAGTTCCACAACCTAACCTACGTCCTGCTACTGTTGGTGATATAAATCTAGGTGAACAGGTTGGGACTATCAAAGTTGGTAAAAAAGAGCACCCACTCTACGACTACATTGAAGTTGATGCAACAATGTCTGCACCAGAGGGTATGGGTAGTATCCAAAAGTTTAATCAAGGCGGGAAAGTAATGAAGAATCAGATGGAAATGGCCTTTATGGAAGAAGGTGGTATTGCAGACGATGGTATGCGTGTAGACCCTGTTTCAGGTAATGAAATCCCACCTGGTTCTATGGCTTCAGAGGTCCGTGATGATATCCCAGCTCAATTGTCTGAAGGCGAGTACGTAGTTCCTGCTGATGTTCTTAGATACTACGGTGTACGTTTCTTTGAAGATCTCAGAGCAGAAGCCAAGCAAGGCATGGCTCAAATGGAAGCTGATGGTCGTATTGGTGGTGAGCCTGTTCCTGTTGGAGGTCCACAAGAGGGTGGTCTTACTCCTGAAGATATGGCTGCACTTGAAGCTATGGGTCTGAATGTAGGTGGCTTTATTCCACAAGAACCAGCCCCTAGGGCTCTAGGTAATACTACAAGCCCTATGCCTCAAATGGCTAGGGGGTACGATGAAGGGGGTCTAGAAGCCCGTAGATCACTATCAACACCTACCTTTACACGACAATCTTTGCAACAACAATTTCCTCTAGGTTTTTCTATATTCGGAAACAATACCCAACAAAACACTACCACTTCCCCGAAAGTAGAGACTGTTACACTTTACGGACCAGATGGAGCAATGAGAACTTTGACCCTTCCTGCTGAACAAGCAGAGTATGATCGTTTGATCTCAGAAGGGTACACCCTTGAAAACTCTAACAGCTTGACTACTGAAACAAGTGTTGGACAACAAAATGATGGTGGTGGCAGTGGTCCAGTAGACACTACAAAACCTGGTAAGCCTTACGGTGAGATGGACGGAGCTGAGTTACAGCAAGCTTTTTCAGACAACGAAAGAGCACGTAGTGTCCTGACAGCTATGGGTCTTATCAATCCTGTCTTTGGCGTTGTAGGTAGAGGTGCTACAAATATGGCTGAGAAACAAATTCTAGAGGCTATGGAGAAAAAGGGAGTCAAACCACCAGTATCTACTCAAGAAGGTGGCATTCTCACTAATATTTTTGATACAGTCAAAAGTTTCTTTGGAGGCGACAAGGATGAAGGTAAAACTGTTACTTCTACACCTAAGTCACCTACAACTACTACTCCACCTACAGCTCCTACTGTAGTTACTGGTGGCGGTGATGACAATGATGATCCTGTTTATGGCGGCAGTGTTGGTGACAATGCAACAGCAGCACAGCAAGCATCACAAGACGTTATTACCACAGTTACAAAGGATAAAAGTGGAAATGTTGATGGGGTGTATACAACAGGTGGTACTGAAGAACAGCAACAAACAATGAAAGATTACGTCACATCTGCATCAGCAGGTAATAAAGGTGGCTTGATGAATAAGAAAGCACTAAATAAAAAAGCTAATAAAAATAAGAAGTAAGACTACCATAAAATAATAAGGCTACCCAGCAATAGTGCTGGCCCCAACATAAGGAAAATAATATGGCTAATATGACAACAATGGAATCTCCTAAGTCTGCAGGTTTCGTTCAACGAGGTTCTAACTACTCTCGTAAACAGAAGAGACTGGAGCAGGAAGAAGCAGAGATTGCTCGTCTTGAGGCAGAAGCTCGTGGTGAAGAAGTTACTGAAAGTGAACCCAGTGGCGAAGATACTGAGGACACCTCGGTACAGGCCGTTGACGATACCCAACAAGAAGAAACCCAAGAGGCATCCGAAACACAAGAAGATGACTCTGACCTGAGTGCTGAGGAGAAATCCTTTAAGAAACGTTACGGTGACTTGCGCAGGCATATGCAAGAGAAAGAGAAAGAGTTCAACGATAAGTTAGAGGCTCTCTCCAATACTGAAAAACGAGCTAGTATCGTACCTCCTAAGTCTGATGAAGACATTGAGGCTTGGTCTAAAGCATATCCAGATGTAGCAGGTATTGTAGAAACAATCGCAGCTAAGAAGGCTAGAGAACTATTTAGTAAAGCTGAGTCACGTTTGTCAGAACTAGATGAAGCTCACAATGAAGCTCTACGGATAAAGGCTGAGAACCAGATCCGTAAGACACATGATGACTTCGATGAATTAAGATCTTCAGATATCTTCCACAGTTGGGCTGACGAACAGCCTAAATGGGTTAAGGATGCTCTGTATGAAAACATGGATGACCCTGCGTCTGTTATTCGTGTAATTGATCTTTATAAAGTTGATAATGGTATGACCCCCGCAGCTAAGAGACAATCTAAGAAGTCTGCGGCATCTACTGTTACCAAAGGATCTCGTACTTCTATTGATGCAAAAGGGCTACAAGGGCAGATTAAAGAGTCTGACGTAGCCAAGATGTCTACACAGGAGTTTGAGAAACGTCAGGACGAAATTACTGAAGCAATGCGCAAAGGTAAGTTTGTCTATGATATGTCTGGCGGTGCCAGATAAACTATTGACACAGACAAAGTGTTCAATATAACTACTCGTATCTTGTATAGAGCCTCCCTAGTGGACTACCTCTATTGATACTTTTCCCTTTAAAAAGTCTAAACTATAAAGAACCACCTGTTCAAGTATAGGCCCAAGTAGTAATCGGTTGCGCAACTGATACATTACTTGCACCCTAGAAAAGTAACAGCCTCTTTAAGGTGTTTAGCTTTTATTCAAAAAGCCAACATCATGGAGGATTTCACATGGCTTTCGCATCCGCAGGGGGTTACACCAACCTCCCCAATGGCAACTTTTCAAGTGTCATTTATTCTAAGAAGACACAGCTGGCGTTCCGCAAGAGCACAGTTGTAGGCGACATCACTAACTCTGATTATTTTGGTGAGATTGCCAACCAAGGCGACACTGTCAAAATTATTAAAGAGCCAGAAGTGAGTGTATCTGCTTATGCACGTGGTACAACCATTGCTGCACAAGATTTGACAGATGCCGACTTCTCGTTAGTTGTTGATAAAGCTAACTATTTTGCTTTCAAGATGGACGATATTGAGGAAGCACATTCACACGTGAATTTCATTGATCTTGCTACCAACCGTGCGGCTTTCCGTTTGGCTGACCAGCATGACCAAGAAGTTCTGGGTTACTTGACAGGCTATAAGCAGTCTGCTCTTCACGGTAACGCAGACACAGTGAATGACACTGTTAACGGCACCAAAGCTGACACAACAGCTGGTTCTGACGAACTCTTGGCGGTAAATAAACTGTCCCGTCCAGACTTCGGCAATATCACAACTGCTGGTGTAGCTGGTGACTCGATCCCAGTTGCTGCTCGTCTTCCAGGTGCAACAGCACTTCCAACAGCATACGTATCTCCAACAATGTTGATTGCACGTATGGGTCGTTTGCTTGACCAGAAGTCTGTTGACAAAGACGGTAGATGGGTGGTAATTGACCCGGTATTGATGGAAATCTTGATGGACGAAGATTCACGTTTCTTGAATTCTGACTTCGGTGATTCAGGTGCCCTTCGTAACGGTCTGGTTATCAACAACTGGAATGGCTTCCGTGTTTATGTATCTAACAACTTGCCTTCTATTGGTACTGGTGCAGATACAACAGGCACAGCCGCCCAAAGCACTAACTTTGGTGCTATCGTAGCTGGTCATGACTCCGCAGTTGCTACTGCTGAGCAGATCAACAAAACAGAAACATACCGTGACCCAGACAGCTTTGCTGATATCGTCCGTGGTATGCATCTGTACGGGAGAAAAATCCTGAGACCAGAAGCCCTTGTAACAGCACGTTACAACTTGGCCTAGGTCTACAGAACCTGTCGGGCTGGTCTCTTAGAGGCTGGCCCTTCAGCTTACCTATTTTTAGGATACAGATATGACAACTTACGTTTCTTTAGTTAATGAATTGCTTCGCAGACTAAACGAAGTCACCTTGGACACTGAGGGTGCTGGCTTTGATACTGCACGTAACGTACAAGCTCTTGCTAAAGACTCTATCAATAACTCTATCAGAAGTATTCTTCAGACAGGCCAAGAGTGGCCCTTCCTCAGAGTTACTTACACACAGCCTTTAACAGCAGGTGTGAACACTTATTCCTTTCCTTCTAATTATTCTAGTGCTGACTGGGAAACTTTTTATCTTAAGAAGTCCACTTCACTAAACAACTCCCCTAGTTTTTTACCAACTATTCCGTATGACGAATACATCCAAAAGTATCGTGAGTCAGACGACACCAGTAACTCTGCAGGTTCGGCAGCACCTCGTGTAGTGTTCCAAACAAACCAAGAAAAGTTTGGTGTTTCTCCTATCCCTGATGCAGCTTACGAAGTTGAGTATTCTTACTGGTCTTTCCCAGCTGATTTGACGTTGTACAACGATGTCTCAGTTATCCCAAACAGATTTAAGAGTGTCATTATTGACGGTGCTATGATGTACATGATGCGGTTCAGATCAAATGAACAAAGTGCATCAATTCACCAACAGAACTTCCAAGATGGTATCAAGACAATGCGTAGGGTTCTCATTGATGAACACCTCCAAATTCGTTCTACTGTTCTAGTAGGTGGTTCTGGTTCTAGTGTAACCCTTGGAAGAGTTACGTAATGGCAGACAACCTAGGTTCCTTTAAGGTATTTTCACAGGGTGGTTTAAACCTTAACAGGGACGTTTTGTCTCAAGGTGAGTTGCAACCTGGTTCTGCTATCTCTCTCCTTAACTACGAGCCTGCTACGACAGGTGGTTATAGACGTGTGAGTGGTTACACTAACGACTACGGTGTAGTTCCAGGAGACAGTTCTGGTGGTGTTCTAGGTGTAACAGTAGCTGCTGGTATCAACGATGGCATTCTTGCTGCACGTAAGCCTTCTGTAGGAAGTAACTACCTACACCACTGGGATACAGCAACAAGTTCTTGGGTGGCGGTAACCACTGCTGGATCTCCTACAATGACGGGTGTGTCTAAGGTACGGTTCACTCGATTTAACTGGGGATCTCCAAAGGTTATTCTAACAGACGGTGTTAACCCTGCAGCCACATATGATGGCACAACTTACACCCAGATTACACATGCTAATGCTCCTACAGACCCTAAGTTTGCTGCAGTATTTAAGAACCACATGTGGCTTGTAGGTGATCCTGCTGAACCTCATAATGTTTATTTTAGTGCACCTACAGACGAAACCAAGTGGTCACCTGCAGATGGTGCTGGTGTAATTAACGTAGGTTTTCCGGTTGTATCAATAAAACCGTTTCGTGATTCCTTGTTTGTATTTGGTACAAATAATATTAAAAGGATCGTAGGAAACAACATCTCAGACTGGGCTGTACAGCACGTAACAGATGACCTTGGATGCCTAGCCTCAGACAGTGTTATTGAGATTGGTGGTGACCTAATCTTCTTATCACAAGATGGCATCAGACCTATCTCAGGTACGGACAAGATTGGTGACGTTAACTTGGAAACACTAACCAAGAACATCCAATCTTTTATTTCTGACGTTGTATTTAATAACAATCTCGATGCTGTCTCTTCTGTAATTATTAGAAGTAAATCACAATTTAGATTATTCTATAATGTAGAGAATGGAAATGCACTTCTTGGTGGCCTACGTATGGGGCAGGAGGGCGGAATTGGCTTTGAATTTGGACAGATGATCGGGATTGAAGCCACTTGTGCTGACAGTGGGTACATTGACAAAGAAGAGTACGTAATACACGGTGACTCCAGTGGTAAAGTCCACAGGCAGGAATCAGGTAACAGCTTTGGTGGGGAAAACATCGTAAGTCTTTACCAGACACCATTTTTGCACATGCAAGATCCAGAGCAACGTAAAATAATTCATACCGTTGCTACGTATTTAAGGTCAGAAGGCGACAATGAAATTGTAATGTCAGTCGTTTTTGATTACGATGACAATACTATTCTTAATCCTTCTAACTACACACTGACCACAGAAGGTGCTGCTGCTTACTATAATGAGGCTGTCTTTAACGACTCTTCTAATATTTGGAGTGGCAACCCATCCCCCGTTCAAAGGGTCAATGTTTCAGGTTCGGGAAAATCAGTATCTTTTAGATACGTAACAAACGACACAAATGCGTCACACAGTGTTCAAGGACTTGTTGTGACATTCGGAGTAGGGGACAGACTTTAAATGGCGGGTTATACAAGACAAAGTGTTGCCGATATTGTTTCTGGTCAGGTTATTAAAGCTGAACCAATTAACAATGAACTCAACCAATTACTAGCAGCTTTTGCTGCTTCTTCAGGCCACAAGCATGATGGAAGCACAGGTCAGGGTGGTTACATTCCCCTCATTGGTGATGTGGATGCCTTAAACAAAGTTGTTGTAGACACAACTAACAACAGAGTTGGTTTCTTCTCTGAGGTTGGTGGTGTTGCTACTGAACAAATTCGTATTCAGGGTGGTGCTTTAGTTCCTGTAGTAGACAACGACATTGATCTAGGTTCTGCAAGTGCTGAGTTTAAAGATCTGTACATTGACGGTGTTGGATACATTGACACCTTAGCTGTTCATGAGAATGCTACAGTCACAGGTAACCTAACAGTAAATGGTAATACTACACTAGGTAGTGATGCCACTGATACAGTAACTGTAAATGCTGATGTTGCCTCAAACCTTATTCCCTCTGTTGACGGTACCTACAATCTTGGTGCTTCTGGTAGTGAGTGGCAAGACTTATACATTGACGGTACCGCAAACATTGACAGCCTTGTAGCAGACACAGCTGACATTAATGCAGGTACAATCGACAACACTGTTATTGGTGGTACAACCCCTGTTGCTGCTAACTTTACAACAATGGGTGCTTCAGGTAACTCTACTGTTGGTGGAACCTTTGGTGTAACAGGTAACACAACTCTCTCAGGTACACTAGGTGTTACTGGTGTGTCTACCTTCTCAGACACAGTTAATGTTCCAAACCTGTCTGGTACAGGTACAGCAACACTAGCTACGGTAGATATTAATGCAGGTAATATTGATGGCACTGTTATCGGTGCTTCTACTGCTGCTGCTGGCAGCTTTACTACAGTTAGTACGTCAGGACAAGGTACTTTTGCTACAGTCGATGTCAATGGGGGCACTATTGATGGTACTACTATTGGTGGTACTACACCAGGTCTTATAACAGGTACAACCATCACAGCCAATACTGGTTTTGTAGGTGACATCACAGGTTCAGTTACGGGTAACGTAACTGGTAATGTTACTGGTGACCTGACTGGCGATGTTACTGGTAATGTTACTGGAGACATAACAGGGGACGTTACTGGTAATATTACAGGTGATGTTACTGGGGATGTAACAGGTAACCTCACAGGTAATGGTACAG